GGAGGCCAGTCAGCCGGGGACGCAGGATCACTTTCAGGTGTTATGACTGGCGGTGATGGCGGTACGCAAACAGAGCCTACTAAGCCGGAGCCGATTAAATTGGAACCTTGGGGGGATCAGTTGCCGGATGACATTAAAGGTAATCCGGAGGTAGCAAAGCGGTTCACTGGCTTTAAGAAGATAGGCGATCTTGCCAAGTCTTACATGGAGCTTGAGGACAAAGTTGCCAAACAGGTAACGCCAGACAAACCCGAAGGTTATGACGTATCGAAAGAGAAGGACTCTGCCGAGTTTGTGAAGTTGGCTATGGAATCGAAGTTAACAAACGACCAGGCTAATGTGCTTTACAACAAGCTAAAGTCCACAGGGGAGCTTGCAATGCAGTCTATGCAGACGGCACAGCGGAACCAGCTCATTCAAACAGAGGCCGCGCTCAAAATAGAGTATGGGCCTAAGTACCCGGAGAAGATGGAGAGCCTTAAACGAGGGCTTAAAGTTGCCGGAGAAGGAGTTAGTAAAGCTTTGCGTGATGCAGGACTGGCGGGAAACCCCGACATTATCCGAACCTTTATCACGTTCGGAGAGATGACCTCCGAGTCAGGCGGCGCACAGGGCAGCCATGCCCATGGTGTTAAGTCCTTGATGGATGGAGGTTCATTTACTTACAAGGAGTAAACAATGGCTACATTAAACATGATAGACAGGTTGACCGCACTTGAGGCGGTTAATCGAGCGCAACAGCCGGATGCTTTTTTAATCATCGAAGCGCTGTTGCAGACGAACCAGATACTTATGGATATGCCCATCATTGAAGCCAATGACGGTGCAATTCATACGACAGTTCGCCGGACTTCACAGCCGGGCGGTTCGCATCGTGTATACAATCAGGGTGTGAATATCAAGGCAAGCCAGACCAAGACGATCAAAGATACGATTGCCATGCTGGAAGCCTACAGCGTGGTTGATAAAGCCATGGCAGCTCATTCCGGAAACACTGCCGCACTTCGCAACAGCGAAGCAGTGGCGTTCATTAACGGCATGGGTATCAACCAAGCCTTTGACTTGATCTATGGAAACATGGCTCAAGACCCCGCGGCTATTGATGGCTTGGCAGTTCGGCTTAATAAGCTGAATGGGAAAACCGTTGTTGGTATGGGTGGAACAGGAGCGACCAATACAAGCGCATATCTTGTAGCGGCTGGCCCGAATTTCTCTCACCTTATCTATCCCCGCGGTTCAAGTTCGATCGGTGTAAACCGTAACGATCTTGGCGAGCAGATTTGGGAAGATGATGAGGGCAAGAAGTTCCAGGCTCTTGTGGAACACTTTACGGCTCAGTACGGACTTGTAAGCCGGCATCCCGAAGCGGTTGTTCGTATTGCCAATATCGGCCCGTCTGCAACAGGGGCGGCCATTGTAGATCAGGTTCTTGCGAGCTATCGCAGGATGCCGCGTGGAGCTGCTAACTACATTCTGTTTGCCAACCCTGATGTTCTTATCAAGATCGACAAAGAAGCAAGGGACAAAGTAAACGTGGCGCATACTGCTCAAGACCCGTGGGGTCGCGAGATAACCATGATCCGGGATATCCGGTGCCGTCAGGTCGATGCAATTCTCAGCACCGAAGCTACGGTAGCGTAAGGAGGGAGTAAGATGCCTAATTTTTCACTTGATAGAAGGCTATACCTTGGGAAGGTTTCGGTGGCTGCCGCAGAGGCGAACTTGCCAAATGTGATTGGGTTTGGGGACTATGGTCCCGTTGATGGTAAGCCAATCGGAATTTACGCTACGACTGCGGTGACAGGAACCATAGTTGTTAAAGTTTATTCAGGCGCGACCGATGCGGCTGGGGATTTGGTGCAGACTTCACGAGCGTATACCGCCGCGGAGATAAACTCTGGCAATGTGAAGGTGTATGTTCCCAAGCTTGCGGATGCCGCAAAGTATCTCAAAGTCTCTGTAACTGGGTCTACGGCTGCTGGGGCTTGTGAGGCATATCTTGAATCTTACGCGGGGAAATAACCATGGCAGAAGAACTCAAGGAACCCAAGACAGCCAAGACAGAACCCAAGACAGCCAAGGATTGTGTCTATGAGTTTGTTGAGGACTGTTACTGGCAAGATTTCCTTTGGAGGAAAGGCCAGAAACTCGAAGTTCATGTAGGTGAGGAAATACCTCCCCATGCAGAGATCGTAAAGTAAATGTGATAGGGGGTTTCTTAATTGATGCCCCCTATCCTTGAAGGTGGTACAAAATGAACATGGATAAAGACCTTGTGAATAGAGCATTGCTTAATGTTGGACAGTATGTTCTTAGCGATGCGGACAGGGATAACAACAATACTACCTTTGCTATTTGCAAACAGTTTTACATAGAGACTTTTCTGGAAGCTCTGTCAGAAGTTGATTGGACAGGCGGCAGAAAGCGAGCAAGACTAATACGGACGGGAAGACCGATCCGAGAAAATAACGAATATACCTTTGCGTATGACTTACCCTTCGATTGTGCAAGGGCTATCGAGCTTCAAGGTAATGAGCCTTTCAGGCTTGAGGATAGAATCATATTTACCAATGTTGAGAACGCTGAACTGTTGTATATATCCAATGGGAAGATACTACGGCTGGTAAGCGTGGTGAGTTGTCCTGCTCCGGGTAGGTTACCGGAAATGGAGTATCTAACCGGAGGGAACCCCGGAGACGATTCTGACGTAACCCTGAGAGCAGGAACGCCAGATGATGTGCTGTTTAGGCTAACATACTGGACAGAAGAATCTGCACCGGAAAGTTGGCCGCCTGAATGGCCTGAGCCTCCGGCATTACCGTTTCAGGGGTTTCCCGAAGAAGAATATATGACTCCTGAACTGTGGAAGCAATACTGGGAACTGTACTATCAAAACAATCCAGATTTACCTCCTGTCCCGCTTCCCGAAATGACTTGGGATGACGACTTTCCGGATTATATAGCGTTGCAGTATGAGCCAAAGTTTTATCAGTACGTTGAAATGAATCTTTCTGCAAAGCTTGCAACGAAACTCTCTAATGACCTTAACCTCAGTAACAATATGTTGCAGAAGGCTATGTTAATAAAGAACGAAGCCTATGACACCAGCAAGAGCCAGAGGGCTTCACAGCAGAACGGCGTTGCGTGGTGGGGTGATGAGCTTGGCTTTGGTTCTCCGGCGATGGATAGCAGAGGGAACCTTGTTACAAGGGGTCGCTGATGCTTATAACTAACTTTGCTTCAGGTGAATTATCCAAGAGACTCTTTGGCAGGATTGATTTAGGTCAATACTTTCAGGGAGTTTCCAAGCTGGAGAACTTTGATCCCATACCAACGGGGGGAATTAGTTCCCGGTCGGGAACTAAGCGCATAGCTAAAATTCATAGTAACGAAAAAAGCCGTCTCATACCGTTTGTTGTTGATCGGCAAGGCCATATCATTGTACAAATACACCCCGATGGCATTAATGTAATCTATCCGAATGAAATCGCGGTTAACACAGAAGATCAGAAAATCAGAATTGATGAACTAACAGTTACAGGAGACTTCTCAGGATACACAGAAGACGAGATACAGGAAGTCCAGTACGCGCATAATCACCGAACCATGATATTGGTACACAGAAACCACCCGCCTTTAGAGATTACGCTTAATGCATCCGATGACGGATTTAATTCCGTAGGTGTTTCGGTGTTTATTCCGCGGTTTGAAATAGAAATAACGCAAGGGGCTGGGATAACACCCCTTGATGAATCAACACTTCTAAGCGAAGACCCTACATATATTGACAATGGCTGGCTAACATCTCCGGGTAACTATCCGGGGTGTGTAACCTTTTTTGGGGGCAGGCTGGTATTCGCCGGAACCGACAACGATCCGCAAAGAATCTTTGCAAGCAGGGTTGTTGAAGACAGTAGTGATATCTACCAGTTCGCCACCTTCCGCTATTTTCTGACCGAGCAGAAACAATATCTTGTGTTAAGGGGTTCCTTGCAACCAGACGGGCGAATAGAATTGGATGATCCAAATGACGGACTAAGGTTTACTCGTCCGCCAACTGATTATTTTATTGAGTCAGAAGCATTTGAGCTAGGAACAAAAGTTACAAGTATAGAGGTGCCATCAGGAGGCACCGGTAAGTCATTCATAACAACCTTTCCAGTGGCAAGGAGTACTCCGCCTGCTGTATGGGCTGGGGCAGTTGAGACAGCCGTGACTGCATTAATAACAAGATTTGATGATGCTAATACAAACCGGGAAACCAATAGGGTTATAGTTGCAACGGCTCATACTTGGAATATGTTTGGGGCGGATAGATATTTCAGAGCAATTTTTTCTTATGGATCATCTGAGTATGTGATGCGATGGGAACAATCAAAGAGTCTATCATTCTCAACGCTAGTAAATTTTGGTGATAGTAAAGTAAGAAAAATACCTTCTTATTTGGCATCATATTCTGATGCTTACATAGCAAGCACTATAAAAAGCCTTATCAGTCAGACTATTCAGGGTATGTTAATTGGGCAATCCCAAGTTGGATGGAATAATAACATAGTCGAAGAAAAACCACTTGCTCAAGACAGTATAGTAGATGATTGGACATTGATAATAAAAGACACGATGAAATACGAATTAAAAGAAACTGGTAATCCTTCTAATGTAATTGAAACCTTTTATGATTATGGAACTGATATATATACACGAGTTTTTAACAGATTAAAAAACACGGGTGATTTTTTTATACCTTTTTACACAAGAGACGTTATCAGCGATCAATACCCCATAGCAAATGATGGGTTTACTTTCAAGATAGCATCTGACAAGAGCGATTCTATACGATGGTTGGGTCTTAATAAGAGCTTGATTATCGGAACTGAAATGGCTGAATGGGTAATTCCTGTTGGCATAAACGCAACCAATCTACAGGCGATACTCAACAGTCGACTTGGATCAGACAGGATGCAAGGTACGACCATTGGAGATGCAATCTGTTTTTTCCAGTCAGGCAAAAAGACACTTGTTGAATATCGTATTCCCCAAGAGGATACAAACTTTAGGGCTAATAACATGGCGATGCTGAATGAGGAAATACTGCGGACAGCGGTTCCGATTGAGTTTGATTTTGTATCAACGCCTTTTACCAAGATATTTATAACGCTTGATGATGGAAGTATGGCGGTACTTCTTTATGAGCGTAATACCGGAACGTTTGCCTGGAATCATTTCAAGATGAGCCAAGGGAAGATAAAGTCAGTCGCTACTTTTCCCGGACAAAGTGATGATGAAATGTATTTGTTAGTACATTATCCAGACGAGTTTGGCGGTAATGTATTTCTCGAATGGTACGACCAGAATGGCGATGTGTACCTTGATAGCTACAGTGATGCTGATGATGGGAACTACTCTGATGCCATGACTCATGAAGGGAAAATTGGATATCCCATAGAAGCGGTTGTACGCAGTATGCCTATCCTTGCAAACGGCCAGATGAAGCAGAACAACATAAAGGCTTTACAGGTTAGATTCCATGACAGTTACTTGCCGGAGGTTAAATCCCTTTATGCGGAGATAGGGCAGGCGGGGGAAATTAGGGAAGTCAAGACAGATACAATCAACAAGAAAGAACCCTTTACCGGAGTGTTACAAGTTCAGTTCCCCGGAGTGTACGACAGGGATGTTTACTTTGAGTTTGTCCACGATAAACCAAATAGATGCCGCATACTGGCGGTTAATGCGGAGGCAAATTAATGACACCAGCAATGATAATGGCGATACTCGGAATAGTTGGAGCAGTCGGCGGCGGTATAGCTGGTGGCATTGGATTAGGACAGCAGACAAAAAGAGCGCAGGCGGAGATAGATTTTCGCAGACAACAGGAAACCGACAGCTTTGAGTTAGCTCAAGCCTTTGCACAAGATCAATTTGATTTACAGAGAGAGCAGACATTAGCCATGGCTGATCTATCAGAGGGTCGGCTGATGGATGACCTGTCTCTCGGGACTGATGCTTTTAACAATAGCCTGTTTGCCCAAGCTCTTGGCATGCAGGATGCGAACATTAATCTTACTTCGCAGATAGGGCAGATGGAAGCGAATGCCGGTTACAGCGGAGTACAGGGGAATCAGACAAACAGCATGATTGCCGCATACGCTACAGAGGGCTTAACCAGACAGGGTGAGTTGCAGGGTCGGCAGAACCAGTACGCTTTAGGAACCATGATGAATCAGGCGAACAATGCCATGGAAGATATAAACCTCACCAGAGATAACGTTAATATCGGCGGATATGCTCATCGGGCTTTTGAAATGCAGAAACAACACGGCAAAGATATGTTTGACGAAACCATGCAGAACTATGACTTTGCCGCACAGCAAGCAAAGCCGGGGGCTGCTGACTGGTTCACTGCCATATTAGGCGGAGGAAGTTCAGGTCTTAACCTTGCCAATAACATTGGGTCATACGCCAGAGACTGGACGAGTTTGTTCAAAGAACCATTGAATCTTCCAGATTCTAACCCGTATTTGTACTAAGGAGAACGATATGCCTACAGCAACAATAATGGACGCTTTTAACGCTGCCGCAGGGTTTACGAATCAGGTGCTGGGGGTGGCTGATCAGCTTAAGATGCAGACGGCGCGAGTAGAGCTTGAACGTATTAATTACAATTTTGATAAAGATGTTGCTGATGAAATGCAACGGCTTAATAATTTGGAATCTGGCAAATATGAAGACGTTGTGACAGATTTCAAGGATTTTCATCAAGGTTTTTGGAACGAACAGAA